ATCAAACGTAACACCTCTTAGCTGTCCTACTTTATCTAGTGCATTTGGTATTAATGTAATGTTTTCTTTTAGACGTTCATCAGAAGCATTTTCAGTTAAAGAGCCTTTTAAGGTTGCATTGCCTCCTTGAGTAACTTTTAACAACTCGCTACCCCCTCCTGTACCTCCTGACCATAACCTCCAGTTATCAGCATCGAACCTCAAAGTTGTCATGGTAGCATTGCCAAGCTCCATTTGCTGACCTAGCTCACTAGTAAAATTAATGTTACCAACAGTACCTGCTACATTTAGTAAGTCTCCCCTTATTACGGCAGTTTTACGCCCTGCCCAACCAGTAGTCCAGTTATTTGGGTCACTGTTTATTTGCAAACCCTTTTCAGCATTGATGTAGACATACTCATCTGTTTGTCCTGCAGCGTACCAAGAAGACTCACCTGCATTTAATACTAACTGTTGTTGTCCGTGTATATGACCTTCGGGAAAACAATCTATCCTGTTAACCTCTAGCTTTCCATGCACTCTTAATGGTCCAGGAGCTAAGGCATTTTCAATACGTTGGAACTCATCGATAAAGTATCGTCTGAGCTCATCATCGGTTGCATTTACGTCAGGGTAGTTCTGTCTTTTGTAGGGTCTATTCGCCATAACATTATTTACCTTCTGCCAGTGACCGTTACCTGAGCATCAAATCCAATAAATGAGAAATCTTTGTAGTCACTAGTCGTGAGTTTATAAGACAAATATCTACCTGATGCCCTGGTATCAATTTTGTGGTCTGTAGCAGCATCAAAGATAGCTGTTGTCTCATAGACAGGAGCCTGGCTAAGAATGTTACTAGCACCAAAGTTAAAACTGTATGTCTTATTGTTACTAGGGGTTGTCAGCTGAGGTAACATTGCGGTGATTACTTTGTAACCAGACAATGTAGATATCTCATCGAGGTCTATAGAGTGACGTTGGATAAACGCAGGTTTATTAGCCTCTGTATCCAGGTCAAAACTCATGGTTCCACTCTCAACAGCATCTAAACCATAAAGCTTGTCTGAGGTAATACCATCGTCTGTACTAGAGCCACCACAGAATAACGTGTGTTGGTCAAAACCTGCCGACTGGGAGGCGTAGGTTCCACCAAAGGTATCGTACTGGGTGTTAGTGGAGGCATCGTAGGTTGCTGATGAGTTGACGTTGGCTAGTGTGCCTGAAGTTACATTGGGGAGGTCCATAAATGACCAGGTATCGTTTCTGTAGTTATAGGCTGCAGCACGATTACAGTTATCACTGTTAGTGTATTCTGCCATGTCATCTGCTGTTTTATAGCAAAAGTAGATTTCATCAGTATCTGGGTTGTGCTGTACAAAACACTTGTGGACTAAGTCATTATCTAAGCCATTGAAGATGTAGTTTCTGACACGTCCATCGACTATAGATTTACGGCTGTTACCATCGTGGATGTAGATGTCATTCTCAGCAAATACATAGTGCTTACGCTCGACCTCAATGACACAGTTGTGACTCATGATACCGACATCAGAGAATAGCTTCCTGGTGTTCATAATGAACGTACCACCGACAAAATCCAACATCCACACCTGGTCCTTACTGTAGATAATAAAGTTATTACCTAGGGGCATCCCATCGATGATAGAGGTCTTCATCTCAACCAGGTCAACAAAACCTGCGGACTTTGTAGTATCTGTAGCATCCCAAGAACCTGGGATAGTGTTTGCCAGAGTAAGGTCAGAGAAACGTACTCTGTTCGGGTATTCTGTAGAGCCTTCAGTCATGTTTAAGGCAATCATGAAGTCACCATAGGCACGTAAAGACCCACACTTCCACGTCTGGTTGTTAGGACCATTGAAGTTAGCTAATGGAACAAAGTTAAGGTTGCCTATAGGACTGGTTAGCGGGGCTGCATCTGCACGGTTGACGTAGACCTGGTTAGCTAGGTGTGTTGCTGTAATAGGCACAGTGGTATTAGAAGATGAGCTGCCAGTTCTTGCAGTAGATAGGCTGCCATTGAAATACTTCTTGATAGTAAAGTTGTCAGACACGAGTAGGACACTGTTGTAACCAGTATCAGTAGACACACCATACATATGGACTGGAGAGAAACCTAAGCTATCCTTAACCTTACGAAATACTGGGGCTCTAACTACGGTGTTCTCATCGAACCTTACGTTCTTTGCTCTAGTGAATACCTGTACTGGGAGATTACTTGCATCCTGGTCAGTGACTACGCCTACGTCACCTAAGTTACGTATGGGTAGTGTCTGTGGCATCTAAGGAATCCTTTTGTGGGAGACTTTGGTGGGCTATAGGTTATCACTCTATTGATATGTTTTTTGTAGCCCCTGCTGTAGTACCGAAGGGGTTTTGTGTAGTCCATGTCCATTCACGATAATGAACAAAGCCGCCACCGTAAGTAAAAGTGCCCGAAGAGCGTGAAAAGGTATAACCACCTATTTTGAGTGTTGTCCACCCACCGTTAATTGAGACATCATCACCATTCCATATGCTAAGGGTAAGCGTACTATTAGTGTCAGTAGTTCTCCCTGTGGAGCGTAGAGACACTATAGTTTCACTGCCATTACCAATATCTATTGAGGTTTTTGACATAGAGCCACATCCACTAAACCCAGGAAGTTGTGAAAATGATGAATACCCTGCTTCAAAATTTGTTACGCTTGAGGAGGTATAAGAATGCGTATTATACCCAGTAGTCATTACTGCTGAGTAGCTTCTTTCCCACACCTTGTTAGACCCTGAGTAAACTTCCTGTACTTCAGTACTACCTACACGAACGTCCTCAACCTCAGTGTTTCCTACTTTTAAAGTTGGCATAGCTTAACCTGTTACAAAGTAAATGGTGTTGGCATCTGGAGACCCTGGCATAGATGCAACGACAGAAATACTCTTGCCGTCTACTGCATTTGCATTAGTGGCTGTGGCTGCTGTAGTCGCAGTGGCTGCATTCCCTGTACACGCTGCCGCTGTTGTTGCTGTAGCTGCATTACCAGTACAAGTTCCTGCTGAAGTCGCAGTGGCTGCGTTACCAGTACACGTTCCTGCTGAAGTCGCAGTGGCTGCATTACCAGTACAAGTTCCTGCTGTAGTAGCTGATGTAGCTGTAGCTGCATGGGTAGAATCTAGCTGTGCCTGGGTTTTCGTTACTGGACCAGTGATGTTCGGGAACGTCTGCTTCAAGACACGCTTGATATTTCTTATGTGGTCATCAGCCTGGGACAGGGGGTCTGTGGCTGTAGGGTCGGTTGCAACAAGGTCATCAATGTAAGTCGGGGTGGGATTCTCTATGCCCATAGGTATGTACCTTCAAGTGTATATTCTATTGTGTATTCTAATGTGGTTCTGGGGTGGTCTTGTGTTGACAAAGGCCTGACAACAACAACAACAACGAAAGGGTTTAACGGTATTTTTGAATCCATTGGCATTTAGACCCATTGGGGGTCGTTTTCTAGGGCAGGAGTCCCTGGAATCATAGGTCTATCTGCTGTAACCCGCATGAACACTGGGTTTCTTAGGTCAATCGATATAATATCGACTGCTTATTTATTCTTTGGTGTTGGACATTAGACATTTGAATCTGAAAATTGTTAGGACTAGGGCATTTCTCTTTGTTGAAAAAAGGGATGTAAACCACCTAAGACCACCAGGGTAAACCTAAGACCACCAGAGCTAACCACAGTCCACCTAAGCTCACCTAAGCCATCCTAAGCTCGTCTACTGCCTAACCATTGTCTGTCCATTGCGACTCAACCTGAGAGCCACTACAGCCGTCTAAAGAGCTAATCTTCAGCAGCAACAACAGAACACTGTTGAGGGAGACATGAGTTCTGAGGTTGCCACTGAAGGCTAACTACTGAGGGACGGTAGATACCACTATTGTTCTTCTTGTAGTCTTATTCTTATGTTCTCGGATGTTTTCGAGTCAGGCAGTGTCAGTGTCATTAGCAGCACTGTAATCCAGTGTGTGACGGCTCGTGCCTGTAGGTATCTCTAAAGGGTGGACAAAACTGTTTTATCTTAAGTAATAGCTTATGCCTCCTAGTAGACCCCAGATAGAACCTAGGTTGACTCTGTGGTCACACTAATAGTGGCTATTGTTATACGATGGGAGTAATGTGCTAGATGGTGTTGAGATGGGCAGTAAGCAATCCTAGGAGACCTCGCTGTCTCCGCTAGTGGATGCTACTGTCCTCTCTGCACCTTCCACTGACTTCTTCTCTCGTCCTTGAATAACAAAGTAAGACACCTACCATATAGTAGTAACTTATACTTGTATCTAATACTTTAGTATTAC